GTTATCACGGCAATTTGTATATCGATGAGTATTTCTGGATTTATCGCTTTCAGGATACCGGGGTCGAACTGAGAGGCGACCCGATAACACTTTGGAATGGCGCCAACCTGTATTTTCTCGGTACCAACTCCCGCACTGCCCAGAGTTATCACGGCAATTTGTATATCGATGAGTATTTCTGGATTTATCGCTTTCAGGAGCTGCGCAAAGTGGCCTCCGGGATGGCGATGCACAAGCAGTGGAAGCAGACCTATTTCTCTACACCCTCGACTTTAAACCATGATGCTTATCCATTCTGGGACGGACAACTTTTTAACCGTGGCAGGAAGAAAGCCCAAAAGGTTGAAATAGACATTAGTCACCAAGCCTTAGCGGTAGGGCAAACCTGCGATGACGGTCAGTGGCGGCAAATTGTCACGGTTGAGGATGCCGTTGCTGCAGGCTGTGATTTGTTCGACCTTGAGCAACTAAAGCTTGAATATAACGAGCAGGAATACAACAACCTGCTGATGTGCCAGTTTGTCGATGATGCAGCCAGTATCTTCACTCTTTCAGAACTGCAGGCCTGCATGGTCGATAGCTGGACGGTATGGGATGACTTCTATCCACTAACCAGCAAACCACTCAGCAACCGTCCTGTTTGGATTGGCTACGACCCATCGCGAACCCGTGATGATGCAAGTTGTGTGGTGGTCTCCCCACCTATGGTCTCAGGCGGTAAATTTCGGGTATTGGAAAAACATAGCTGGAATAACCTCGACTTTGACAGTCAGGCCAATCGGATTAAGAGCCTGACCCGGCAATATAACGTCCAGCACATTGCCATTGATACTAGTGGGATTGGCTACGGCGTCTATGAGTTAGTGCGTAAGTTCTTCCCGGCTACTACCAAAATCACCTATTCCGTTGAGGTAAAAAACCGACTGGTGTTAAAGGCTAAACAGCTGATTAGCCATCGCCGATTGGAGTTCGATTCTGGTTGGAATGACATGGCATTGGCCTTTCTCACTATCCACAAAACATCGACCACCTCGGGTAAGCAGGTTACCTATCAAGCCAGCCGAACCAATGAAACCGGACACGCCGACTTGGCGTGGGCGCTAATGCATGCCTTAGACCGCGAACCTCTGATGAGTATTGATGAGTCTGGCGGCGGCTCGCGGACTGTGATGGAGATTTTCTGATGAGTAACAATATCGAGGTGTTTTCATTTGGTGATCCAGTCCCTGTACTGGAAGGGCGGGAAATTACCGAATACCGAGAATGCTGGCTACATGGCGATTACTACGAGCCTCCGGTCAGCCTCCAGGGGTTAGCAAAATCACTTAACGCCAGCGTCCATCATCACTCTGCACTTTCTGTGAAGCGCAACATTCTGGTCTCCAGCTATCAAACTCATTCCCTATTGTCTAAGCAAGATTTCAGCAGAGTAGCACTCGACTATTTGGTCTTTGGCAATGCCTATTTTGAACGGGTAATTACTCGATTGGGAAAGACAATAAAACTTAAACCCAGCCCTGCGAAATATACCCGTCGGATGCCTGAAGACGATTACCTTTTCTTAACTGACAAGGGACACAAACACTACTTCAAATACGGCACCATTTTTCACCTGCTGGAGCCTGATATCAATCAGGAAATCTATGGCGTGCCTGAATACCTCGCGGCCCTAAACAGTGCGTGGCTCAATGAGTCGGCTACCTTGTTTAGGCGCAAGTACTACCTCAATGGCAGCCATGCCGGATTTATTCTCTATGTCACCGATACCGTTCACGAAGAGCAGGACATCAACAACCTGCGAAAGGCCCTGAAAGAGTCAAAAGGGCCGGGTAACTTCCGCAATTTATTTATGTATGCGCCAGATGGAAAAAAAGATGGCTTGCAGGTTATTCCTATCGCTGATGTCTCAGCCAAAGATGAGTTTTACAACATCAAAAACGTTACCCGCGATGACGTGCTGGCGGCTCACCGAGTGCCGCCTCAGATCATGGGAATTATTCCTCAGAATACTGGTGGCTTTGGTTCAGCAGAAGCGGCGACCAAAGTCTTTGCCCGCAATGAACTGCTGCCGCTACAGGAGAGGTTCAAAGAACTTAATGACTGGATAGGAGAGGAGGTGATCCGCTTACTCCCTATCTGGTCGACATTGACGAAACAGATTCAACGAAAGAGGAGCGATGATCAGGGTGCAGCAACACCCTAATCATCACCGGACGCGGTGACAGTACCACCGTGGCCAGCCGAGGCTCCCCGCCGTGTGCACACAGCACGGAGGAGCTTAGCATAATCAACAAAAAGAGGCTGCTACCGTGTCCAGACCTATCATCCCTTGGATGGGAGGCAAGCGCAGACTTGCCAAACATATCTTGCCATACGTCAATGGCCAGCGTACCTACGTCGAACCATTCGCCGGAGGTGCGGCAATATTCTTTATGAAAGAACCTTCGTCAGTCGAGGTGATCAACGACCTCAATGGCGAGCTGGTGAACTTGTACCGCATCGTCAAATACCACTTGGACGAGTTTGTCCGTCATTTCCGCTGGGCGCTTGTCAGCGGGAAGAGTTTTTGATGGCGAGGGATATCAACCCCAAAACACTGACTGATGTTCAACGGGCCGCGAGGTTCTATTACCTGCAGAAATTAGCGTTCGGAGGTAAGGCGGTGGGGCAGACCTTCGGGACATCGAAGACCACGCCGCTGCGTTTAAACTTGCTGCGTATTGAAGAAGACCTAAGTCAGGCCCACCTCCGCCTTGCCCGTACCACCATTGAAAACCTGCCATGCAAGATTGCATCGCCAGATACGACAGCCCGGAGACTGTGTTCTACCTTGACCCACCTTACTGGGGAACGACAGGCTATGGGGAAGCGTTTAGCTTTGACAATTATGTTCGTATGGCAGAGTTGGCTCAGACCAGCAAAGGGAAGTTTGTTATTTCCATAAACGACCACCCTGAGATAAGAGAAGTGTTCGAGGGCTTAACCTGTCACAATGTTTCTATTACCTACACTGTTGGCGGTTCTCATAACGCAGCCAAGCGTGACGAATTGATCTTCACATCCAAGTAAACACAAACACCTCAAATCACTCAGCAGGCGGCCACCCATTCCACCTGCTGCTTGCCTCGCGCTGTGCGGTCATCCCCCGCCACGCCTGCGGTCTAAATAGGCCGTAATTTTTATCACTGCGGAGAAGTTAAATGTGGCGGTATTACTGGCGTTAAGCGCAAGTTGGCTTGTTAGTGTTTCTTTGCAAATTTCGTGCGTAAGAGATAGCTAAATATTTGGCCGGTGGTTGGAAAAGCTATGCTGGAAACACAGTGAAGCAGATGGTTTATCGGAAAAAGGTAATTTGAGTGATTACTTTCTGATAAAGGTTATAAAGTCATGTTTTCATTGATTTTTAAAATCACTCATGGAAGGTGATCAAGGGTGATATCAAAGGTAACTCTCTTTAAGTCATTTATTTTATTGAATAATTCAAAGGCGTGATATGACCTTTTTAAAAGGTAACCAAATTATTCTTTATTTATTTTAAAATCACCTTTTTTGCTATCTAATTATTGATTAAATATTAATGATTTATAATACATTTCATACTTTGATTACCCTAGTTACCAATTCGCGACTGGCCCATAAATTTCAAAGTTAAAGCCAGTAACAATGGCTCGATACCTTGTCTAAAAACACAAAGAAAATCGTTTAGTTGGCAGTTATTATCTGACCAATATTGTATCCCCTGTCTAAATTTTCAACTTTTTCTGAGTGACTAAAACAATTAAAAGCATTTTTATTAGCTGTTTAGTTGATTTCCCACAAGCTACCCCCATAAAAGATATGGTTTATATGCCTAAAAATCTGTATTTTGCTTTCAACCGTGGATGCGGAATCAATACCAGCGAGGGTACTTTGAAAAAACTTGTACATCTGAAAGTTAAGCATGTGTCCTCTATGGGGCCACTTATTCAAGCGCTTCATCAGTTTTTTGCGCAATCGATGAAAGAACATGGTAAGAACAACTACGGCCTCTCCTTCCCAGAAATAGACGATAAATCAACAGGAAGCTTAGTGGGCGTAGTATCTCCCGATTCCGTTGAGGGCTTATTGTCTTTTGCTCCGCTCATTAAGTTGATGTCATCAGCAAAAGTGTCCTTTGAAGGGCTTCATGACGTGTCTGACGCCAGTCACATTCGCTATGTAGCGTTCATCCGAGACAGGAAGCTGGAACGCGGCGCACCACCTCAAGCCATGGCAAGAATGCTATCAAGCACCTCGGCAACAAAAGAGATGAGAGCGAAGGCTACTATGTCACGCTACTTTGAGCAGACACTGCCGCAAATCAATATGGTCAGTCACTCAAGTAAGCGCAATTTCACTCTCAATATCTCCAGACAAGAGGCTACACCTGAGCAGGCAGAACAAGCCCGAATGAATGTGTCCACGTTCAACTCTTACGGCCTCAGTAGCTACTCGAATCCTGTCTTTATTCCTGTTCTGGAGGTTAAATGACCTTGTTAGCAAACAGCAAAAATCAATCGTTGATAGAACACTCTCGACAGGTTTCAGAGAATGCGGCGGGTTTGTTTGATGCGGTTTTCTCTGATTTTAAGCCATCGGGTCGTGAGGCACTCAAAACATCAATCAGGATAAGTGCCTTATTGCATGATATTGGTAAAGTATCTGAAGATTTTCAGGCTTACCTAAAAGGAGAGGAAGCTTACCAACCCGAGATTGGGGAAGGACAACTTTACTCTGCTGATAATCCTCTGCACCATGAGCTAAGTCTCGTGTTATTCGATGCCATCTGGAAGCAATTAGTCGAAAGCTATTTACCGGAAAATATAAAAAAGAACAAAGCCAACCGTGAGCTAAAAAAACAGGTTCAATACGGGATTTACTGGCACCACGCAGAGCCAGTTCGTAAAAAAACTTTGAGTGAGATTGCAGAGCAGTATTTTGATGATGAAGGGCGCTTAGAACGCTTTGCTGATTTAGCCAAGTGCTTTCTGTCTGAATTACTCGGCCAAGAAATATTACTCAACTGCGATAATATTCTCGATGCGGTAGAGGCTGTCAAAGCTCCTCGCTTTTTTGATGTAGCAGAGCCAACACGTAGTGATCTGTCAGATTGGATAAAAGACTTTCAGAAGAAACTTGATAATAATGTCAGTCGTTTTATCGTTCGCTTTCTTACGATTTTCGCCGACAGACATGTGTCTGGCCTTAGTGTTTCTGATATTTACACGCCAATTAATGTCACCTCCTATGATGACAGCCGTTTCCTCAAGTCTATTAAGCAATATATAGATTTGCCGAAGTTAGCCGGGAAACGAACCGACGATCAACTCGCGGCGGCTGTTAATCTGGTCCACTATGATTCAAACGTGATCATGGGGGCTGCGGGATGCGGTAAAACACGGACTGCGTTGATGGCCTATCACAAAGCCCGCACTGAAGCTGAATCCTCCCATAAAGGAATGCTTTGGGTATGTCCTCGTATTGCCGTCGGACTCTCTGTATTGGAAGAAATCAAAGAGAGTTTACCTGATGCCAAGGTCTCTATTTTGACTGGTGAAACACAAGAGCTTTGGCAAGGTGAGCAATGCCTAGAAGAAGATATCTTCGAGGCGGATATTGTTATCACAACCATTGACCAGGTGGCGAAATGGCTCACATCGAATAGCGAGAACCAGAACTTTTTGGAATACATCAATCGCTACACAGTGTTTGACGAGTACCATGAGCTCTTCTCAATCCAGTCGTTGTACTACATCTCTGCTGTGCTGATGCGTATAAAAGAGTTCCAAACGCAGGGGCACGTATTTATCTCAGCAACACCAGAGCCTATGCATCTTCGTCTCATATGTCGACATGATGCCAGTTGGCAATACCCTGTCGTCTTGCCGTCGTTCAATGAGCAGCCAGTGCACCTCTCTTTCGTCGATAAATTGCCGGAGGATGAAACTAGTGCTGCCTATGTCTTCAATACGGCGTCTAAGGCACAGGATCAGGCCATTACAAGCTGGAGGAATGGGCGTGATGACATCATGTGCTATCACTCGAAATTCACAGCGAATGATAAAGCAGGCCTTACCCATGAGGTGCTTTCTCGTTTTGGGCGAAACCCGACCTCTGATTCAGAGACTTTGTTTGCCGGGCCTATTGCGCAGGCATCGCTGAATATATCACGGAAAAAACTGAATACTGAGTTAAGCCACCCAGCGAACGTGATACAGCGTATCGGGCGCAGTAACCGCTTTGCGGAGTACGGCAGCGCTACCGTAAAGATTCAGTCCGGCACAGAGCAGGTTCATGAAAAGAAAGGAAAATACGGTACCTTTGGCTCGCTAAAAAATACAGGTGCCAGAAAGAACAATTTTAAAGGCGACCGGGTTGTTCCTGACCCAAAGAAACAATATTACGCCGGATACAGTTACAAGTTTTATCAAGCGCTGGTGGCGACACTGGGCAATCAAGGTGCCAATCCGGAGAAACTGGCTGGTAATAACTTCACAACGTCGTTGAACGATCTCAATGACTTTTATCGAAAGTTTCATATTGAACAGGTAGAAAAAAACGGAAAGCTGGTGGACGAAACGAAAGAATTCGTCATTGATGCTTTGCAGTATCTCGATACGGTGAGGCTCTACAAACCTACCAAACTGACTATAGAGACTAATCTCGGTAAGGAAGTTGCGGTTTCATACCGTGGTGGCAGCATTTGGGCGACCATGTGCCATGCGGAAATATTGCCTGCTCGTACCCTAGCAGATTCGTTGATAGGTATGCCCGGCCAAAGAGAGCGGCTTGTTAGCATCACGGAGAGTGACTGCTATGAGATCGATGTGGTAGGCAATCTGAACTCACTCAGCGCCCCCGAATTTAAGCGACTCAAATCAAGCCTGACGTACCGTGCAAAATACGCAGGCCGAGAGAAAAGCACACACTTGGCCTATCTCGCTAAGCAACCCGGTTATCCCTTGGTCTGCTCCACACCATCGCTGACTGATGCAACCGGGCTCTATTACCTACATGTATTCAATGAACAACAAAAGCAGCTTGCAGTTGGTTTCAAACGCCTGAAAAAAGGCCTGTCATCTTTTTAATAACTTCACTGGGAAGAACAAAAACAATGAGCGTAAAGTACGTAGAGTTCAACATTAAGGCGTCTGGTTTCGGCTGTGTGAATACCAATGGCGGTGTAAACCCTAAAACGGGTAAAGAAGGATCAGACGAGGGTTTCCAAAACCGCATTTATGCCAAACAACGCGATGGCCAGATGTATATTTCATCAAACTGTATCAGAGGGCATTTCTTTGAGGAGGATGCTCGAGGCATGATGCTGGCCAATAATGCGGGCTTCAATAATAACGATGGCGAGCGTGGTGAATTGGTTGTCAGCAAAAGTGATATGCCAAGTGTCTCCCAGACTTTCGCAAGTTCATACCTTGGCTTGATGCGTGGTTACATGTTGATGGAGAAAGGCGCAGACTCCATTAAACGCAACTCACCATTTTACCCGCGAGCTTGCTAAAGGCTTGGATACGCCACTCGGTGATGGTGAAAT